ATTTAGCTGCTTATCCAGAAACGTATAGACAACACAACACTATACAAGACTGCTCCCATAGAGGAACAAATGATTCTGCTTCTGACTGGGCTTTCTACTCACAAGCTGACTGCTTACTTAAAGGTTTGTATAGTACCAGGACCAATGGTAACACTGGTCGTTTCTGCTTAAGCATTAACAGGAAAAATAAAGATTGTAGATTCATAGAAGGTACTACGGAGTTTGCTGGAGTTGGGATATTTGTTAATGTACCTCAGTTTGATACCACAGCCTTTGCTACTCCTGGGGAAGCTTCTCAAGAGAACTGGATATTCCAAGATTATAAACTCCATAATGTATATAGTACTGATGCTGTTTTAGGTAGTGTATTTGGTACTCTTACTGATCCAAATGGTTTCCCTATTATTACATTTAAAAATACACTATTTAAAAATATTGAACATAGCTTTACTCATGAAGATATTTTGAATGATGGTGGTTTAACTAGCCGATATTCTTTTGACTTACCTAAAATGGAAATAGTTAAGATCAGAGACTGTAATACAATTTTCAGATTCACTCCATGGAGAAATCGGGAATGTACTGATATTGAAGTCATAGGATGTAACTTTACTCAGCATTCTAATGTAGCGGCTGTAACTGCTTTTGATAAGTTGAAGCCATTGCAGACAGTAGGTTTACCCTATATAGCACCTCTCTTTACACCACCTTCCACATCGACTATCACCACTGATAGCGCAGATGGATCTAGTCAAGATGTTATAGATTCTACTGCTGACTTTGTATCTGACGGTGTAGCTGCTGGTTGGATTGCAGTTAATCAGACTACAGGAGCAAGAGGGGAGGTATTATCAGTAACTGATTTAAACACCTTACGACTCACATCGGGTGGACTATTCGCCGGTGGTGATGCTGACGGTAACAATAATGACTTTGTTATCGGTGATGTCTATTATGTTTATGCACCACTTAATGCGTCTGGGGCTTCTGGTTCAGGAGATTATAGAACCTCTGTTACCTTGACTGATGTTTCATCTGAAACAGAGTTTCAATCTACAGTTGAGACAGGTACGGTGACTACTCCTGATGTTGCAGGGGAGGTACTTATTGACTCTGCTGCCACTTTCTTATCCACCACCGTAAAAGGAGATACAGTATTAAATACTACTGATGGATCAGATGGTATTGTTCTCTCAGTGGACAGTGACGTTCAATTGACTCTCACCGGCGCATTAGAAAATGGTTCTGATAACCAATGGGATGCATCCGATGGGTACGATGTCATTCATAATAATGTTCAGATAGGTGATGTCGTTAGAAACATTACTGATGATTCATGGGGTAGGATCTCCTCTATCACAGATGCTGATAACTTGGTGATGGCACTTGGTTTGCAAGGTGGTACAGATAATGACTTTGAAGTTGGTGATGTTTATAGGATCTTCCCTCAAGTCTGGACTGCTGACAAATTTGATTTTGAGATTAATAGCCCATTGAATCTATCCCAGATACCCTCTATCGATCCTACAAAATGGAAAGCTCATTTTAGAAAGATGATAAATACGGGTTTAGTTACTCCTTTTGATCACTTAGTTACACTTGTGTTTGAGACTTTCATTGAAGATAATAAAGCATATAATGAGACTTTCACTTTCGTTGAACTTGATTGCACTATTAAAGTTAAGTTAGGTAACGAGCAACTTAAGTTTTATTGGCATTCTAACAGCCAAGAACTAGATTTAATCAGTTCTGTCAACCCTGTTGTATTAGCTACAGATATAGGTAACATTTCTACTAATATAGCTTTCTATCATGAACCTGTGGGTAATACTTTTGTTCTTCGTACTACCTCTACTTCACTCGCGGGTGGGGAAGTTACTATAACTTTTGATACTGAGGAAGGTATAGACAACGGTGTTGATGATACTGGTGTTCATACAGGAACCTCCTATACTCTTGAAAGAAACGACAATAAGAGGCCCCAGACCTTCGATAATGCTGCTGCTATTACTCTTACTGTTCCTGCTGGTTTAGGTGATTTTAATTGTGATATCATACAGAAAGGCCTGGGAGTTGTTACAGTAACACCATCGGGTACTACTGTTAATTCCAGGTCGGGTCGTTTAAGAACTAATCAGCAACATGCTGTTACTCATTTACAAAGCACTGCTGAAGATGTATTTTACTACAGTGGTGATACCCAAAACTAATTGGAATTCAGGAGCAATAAAATGACGGCAATAACTCAAGTAAAACAAGCAATGGAAGGGTTGGCGGGTAAAGTTCTTCCAAATGCCAGATTGATAAGCTATGTAGAAAGTTTCACTGGTCTTATTGGTGAGGTTTTAAATGATGAAGATCCCCCTTTGCCGTTAACCAATGAAGAAAAAGCTCAAGAGTTTTTAGACATACTGCTGCCTATAGTAATAGACAGAATGAGAACTAATGTCAGAAACACCAGATTAACTGCTGATGCTCCTGCTGCTGATCAAGCTGGTGATGATGCTGTAGCTGATTTGTAATCATGAGACTCAAAGATGAAACAGTCAGTATTAAGGGCTTTGTTCCTGAGATAATCTTTGCATTGATTATTGTCGATCAGGTGATGAAGGAACAGGGTCAAGAAGCTGTCATAACATCTGGATCAGAAGAAACCACACGCCACGGTGAGAAATCATTACACTATGATGGTAGAGCCGTTGACTTACGATCAAGAAGCTTTGAACGTCCTGAAGATATATTAGGTTTTTGTAAAATAGCCCTTGGTAATAACCCAGATATTGATATTATTTATGAAGGCAATCATTTCCATATGGAGTGGCAACCAAAACGAAGGGATAATTTGCTATGAAAAAAGGACTTATTTCAGCAATTAGTTTGTCTAAAGTAGGTTCGATTTATGCACCTGCTTCTTTCAAAACTACACCGATTGAAATACTTGCTGAACACTGCAACGGTTGTGGTTCTGCTAGTGCCAAGATTGATTTTGTACCTGATAAAATTTACGGTACTTATGTTGGTGAAGCCTGTCATATTCATGACTGGATGTATCACGAAGGCAGTGTAATTGAGGATAAAGAAGAAGCTGATCGAACATTTTTAAATAACATTAATCGGCTCATAAACAAGCGCAGAAAATGGTATAAACCAATATTTTTAATGAGAAGACGAGCAGCAACTTACGCTTATATGGTTGAAAAGCATGGTGGCCCTGCATTTTGGAACGGTAAACCAGGCAATTAATGAGTAAGGAAACTTTGTTATGGACGATGAAAAAATGATGCAGTTTCGTAAAGAGTTCAATGAACATGTGGAGGATTGTGAAAAGCGATTCAGTGAAGGTGACAAGCAATTTAAAAAATTAATCGATGTCACCAATGAAAACACTGAAGCTGTGACATTATTGATCGATGAAACCAGGGAAGTGATCCAGATTTATAAAGATATCCAGGGAGCAGCACGCATAGGTAAAGGTGTTCAATCTTTCGGTATATGGGTGATAAAATGGCCTTTGATCGGTGGTGGACTCTATGCACTTTTTAACTGGATAATTGAACATCTCCCCCGTTAGAAAAAGTTCACTGTTAATTCGTTCGTTGTCACACCGTCACGGTATCGTTGAAGTGCGCTCTTTAACCCATCCTGGTCGTCAGTCTTTCTTTCTATAGCATCAGCCACTGCCAGGTCAACCGTGTCATTGCACAGTATCCTGATGATCGACACTGGATGCTTTTGACCATTCCTATCTAATCGACCATTCATCTGTAAATAAAGTTCCAGTGACCAGTTAATGCCAAACCATACTATTATTGATCCAGAATCCTGAAGACCATCGATACCATGACCCATCGATAGAGGATGACCAATCATCAGTTTAATTTTACCAGTGTTCCAGTCGTTGATAAGTCGCTCGGTATCTTTCGACGGTGCAGCAGTCAGGTTCACTGGTTTGTATTTTTTAAATCGTGTCATGATCCGAGCAGCATCTGCTTTGAATGAATAACTACACAGGACCGGTGAACCACCCGCCTCTTCAAGAACCTCTTCAAGTGCGTCCAGTTTTGCATCATGCACAGCTTCAAACTCCGGTGAGTCACTGCTGAGATAGGGAGAACCATTGCAAAATTGTAGACATTTATTTGATATTGATGACTTGCTAAACACTTCAACTTCACGCCCACTATCAAGCTGAGTGAACATGTCTTTCTCAATTTCCCTGTAAGCTTTGCGTGCATTCGCTGGTAGGTCCACCATCATGTTAGTGACTTTAGATTCAGGTAAATCAAGGTAATCGGCTGTGTCCATCTTTTTAGTGATGTCACTGATTTTAAATTCAATCCATTGCTTGCCTAGTATCGTAGGTGAGTAGGTCCACCTGTTATAGTCTGATGTGAAGTAGCTGTCTTTGTAATGAGTAATGTATTCACCGAGGCGTTCACCACCATCGACTGCTAGAAATTGACCGTGTAGGTCCAAGTATCCATTTGCCGCAGGGGTACCGGTTAACCCTGTTCGATATTTGAAATGGTTCAGTAGCTTGCGCCACCCTGTGATTTTGATTGGGACCAGTTCACCACGTCCATCTTTCCGGTCACGGTTACCACCTGCCATACGAAGCGTGGTGCTTTTCTTTAGCTTTGACACTTCATCATAGACAACCATTTGAAAAGGCAAGAGTTTGCCCTGGGACAAGTAGTAATGATCCAATGTTTCTGCAAGCCAATTCATTGCTTCGTAGTTGATAAGGTAGATATCAGCGTCTGCGAACAGGGCGCGTGTACGCTTCTCCTTGGTACCGTGGACAATGCTGAAGCGTAAGTGTTGCGTATGGCTCCACTTTCGTGCCTCACGTGCCCATACAGCCTGTACGACACGTAATGGACCAAAGATTAAAGTCTTATGAACCTGACCTGCACGCATCCGGTCAACAATGGTGGTGAGAGTGATGGGAGTTTTACCCAAGCCAACTTGTAACCACAGCATTGTGTCATCATGAGTAAGCTGGTGCATGATGCATTCACGTTGGTATTCATACAGGGCTTGAGGGTAGAGAATTTCAGTCATGCAATTTCTTATTTTTATATTTAGTGAATCTACTTTTTAATTGCTTAAGCTCTCTTTGATAATCAAGTAATTCTTCTTTCCATGAATTTACTTCATTAAGTAACTCAAATTCTTCAGCTTCTTTTATTTCTCGTTCAGCATATTTAATATTGTCTTCAGCTTCAAGTAAGGCATATTTAAATGCAGAAAATAAAGTTGTATAAAATCCAGAAGGAAGACTGTTGCCAACTATAAATTTTTGTTTGTATAAATAATAAATATTTTTCGACCATCCAAAATCATTTATTTTTCTTGACTGTCTAACCCAAGTCACATCTTTTATTTTCAATGTAAGATGTACATATTTTTCCTGATGATTATCAGCATAATTGTTTTTAAACCCATGTCTTGTTTGCGTTCCATGCTTTTTCATTATTGAACGGACATGCCATTCATCGATATCGACAACAGACTTGTCATCATCACAAGTGTAAACAGATACTGAATATAAAATAGCACCTTTTTTAATTATTGATTTTGGATATTTTTGAGGTTTCATTATCTGCATTCCTTATCCGTAATATTTTATCAGTGGTCTTCCAAATAATTTCACATCGTTGATGAGGAGATCAACACCTTTGTGACCGTACACTGTGCAAACAGTCGCACCAAGTGCACGCAATCGATCATGCTCACGCTCTTGCCCTGGTTGAAAGTCACCATCCGATGTCTTCGCTTCAACGAACCACACAACATTGTTGAGTATTACAATTTGGTCGGGTACACCATCGCGACCAGGTGAAACCCACTTACGTGTGTCACCACCGAGTGATTTTATCTGGTCGCGTAGGTATGTTTCAATCTTGTTCTCACGAGTGCCCATTATTTACTCAGTAATATAAATCGTTGTTGTTTCTCAAGTATTGCAAAACTCTAACCTCAATAGCAATTCTACCCAATGCATTAGTTTTATCATATGCGCGTCTTAATGGCTTTAATACATTCAATATATCACTCTTGCTTGTTTCTGCTTTTTTCGATTGAGTCATCGCGGTAATTACAGTTTGGTTTGCTTCACTGGTAATTCTATCTTCAGCTCTTTGTTTTTCATCACCATACACTTCATGAAACTCAGGCCGACCATAAATTGTTTTTACTCCACCTTTTTCCAGATCAGCTTCTACTTTATAAACTTGACCAGGCCAACAAAGTGATAAACTTTTACCTGAAAAATAAACTATTTCATCACTTAAAGTACCATCATCATTAACAAGTCTAAAAGCCTTAGATGGTTTGTTGTTGCTGAAAATAACAACACCGGAGCAATATAGTTTAACTTCTTTTTTCATTTCGTCACCTTTATAATTTATTAATGTTCACACTGATTGTTTCACAAAGTACCACACTAGTCAAGTAATGGTTTAACTAACTTTTCAACTTCTTGAATGTACCATTCGAAATTGATACTGTTCCACCAAGCTTGATGGTCTGCTATGTCACCACCATCACAACCTTTCCTGTCAATGTAATCTGGATCAGTTATCAATGCAGGTATGCTATTACACAATTCAACCTTCCACCCTGTGTTAATTCCTGATCGACGTTCACCGTACACTGATTTATTCTTGGTGTGCACCCTTTCATCCCAGACACCCAGGCCAATCTCATTTATCACACCGTTATAGAATGCATCAGTCAGCTTGTTAGCACGTTTATATGCACCACTGGGACCATTGGGGGGCATCACTTTCTCAAGTGGCTTACCGTCAACACTGATGTAATAGCGAACGATGTTACTGACTTGCTCACCGCCCCATTCAAGTGTGCTGTTACGAGGTACCTTGGTGCGTAGGAAGAAGTCAAAAATATCATCATAGTGGGTAATGAACTCACGGATATCTTCACCTCGCACCAGTGCAGCTTCAGCAGCTTTAGCCACGATACGAGCAGACCAGTCTTTATGATGGGGTAGCTCACGAGTACCTGGGTTATCTTCAGCAGTCTCATGTGCATAAGCACCGATACGTTTCAATTTTCCGTCTTGCTTTTCAGCCATGTAAGAATTCACATCACGTATGAACATGCGATTATACAACACTTCTTCAAGCTCAAGGTTGGTTAATCCTTCCCACCATCTGCATACTGCACGAGTATGGTCAAGGTACTCACGTGGACAAAGGTAAGTGATACCATCGGTGTTCGCCTGGATCATTCGTAATCCTGGTACTTTTAACATCTGTTCAGTCAACATGCAGAGTAGTAATTGACCATTGATAGTTATTGACATGGTATAAAATGGATCAAAGAAAGGACTGTATTTGTAATTGCTACCACCATATGCACCATTGAGTGCCAGTTTGAAAGCTTCATTTTCAGCAGTCTTCTTTGTGTAAGTCTTCCTGGTATGATAAACACTCAAATAAGCATCACAATATTCTTGCCCAAGGTGTGCAGGAAACAGATTATTTTTAATAGCAAGGTTAGGATAGAAACTAGCAACGTCCACATCGACTATCTGATGAGTGTCTGTGCTATGTATTACTTGTGATTCGACTGATGCATGAATGCCGCCAGTGCCAAACTTATAATCAATACCTTCGACAGTGGCAATTAAACCTTTGAACACACCTTTTGTTTCAGTGATAACTCTTGCTGCAAAATAGTTTTGAATGTTCTGAAACTCAACTCTTTCAAATTTTACATATGGAAATATTACTTGGTTGAGATCAATACTATCACGCTGTGTCTGTCGTTTCTTTTTCTTTCCGTCAATATACTCGTAACACTTTATACCTGCTGCTTCAATCTCAATGACTAGTATTGTTTCACCGATCTTAACGTCACTCATATTCATCATATTCTTGCCAAATTTCTCAGACAATCCTTCACGCAGTGCTATTTGCTTCACTGTTTTATCTGCAAATAAATCAGTTGCATCGATGTCATGCCACATATAAGAAATTAACACATCAATCTGTTCGCTGGTGAGAGTAGTACCCACAGGGAAAGGTAAATCTTCAATACTATCCATTCTCATGTTGAATTCAATGACTTTAAGGCTTGTTGCTTTTGATCCTTCGTCGCTTGATATATCATCGAAGTGATGAATTTTATACAGGTCAATCTGAGGTACGAGCCAGTCATACTCCCACACCATGTGAGCAAATCGTGCGTTCCATGGTGCATCGATAATGGTCATTGATTTTTTATAGATATCAGCGACAGTGATACAGGCATTGCGGTTCTGATAGATGAAGTGCAGCACCGGGTAATCGTAACCGATGTTATTGTATCCAATCATTCGACATTTTTGTGCAGCTAACTCTTCAATGAATCGACACAGTAAGCTGATATCATTACGCCTGTCACTGATTTCAAAGAGCCATTTACGACGTGTCACCCGGTGCAGTATTCCAATAGTGAATGCATTAGGATAGCACTCTTCATCGTATGATACGTCACCAGGTGTTAGTCCGAAGAGGAAGTCAGGAGTGGTCATTTGCAAAAAGGTTCTATTATTAGAAGAACTATATACAATGTTTGTAGCCATATCATAATTGTTAAACAGGCTTGCACTCTCCACCAACCGTATCCATCACGGTTTGATTTATGCCATGCAGCACCAAAGAATATTTTCCAGAAACCCATCATCATCACCACTCAATCAATGGTTGATCGGCTTTGATGTAAAGAGGATGCCTTGGCGAACCGTTTTTTGTTGTGCCCAAACACCACAATTTAGTGTTATTGTTTTTAGTGATATTTTTAAATTTTTCAACTTGTTCTGATTTAGCATTAGCACCCCATGCACAAACTACAGTGAAATTCTTTTCTTTAGTTAGCTTCGAGAGCCATTGGTTATTTTCTGGGCCTACAGGGTCTTTACATTTCCATAAATCACAGGGTTTTGTTGCACGATAAGCATATAAATTAACTACTATTAATCCTTTGTAACCCCATGATTTTGCAAAATTTATACAGCGTCTTATTGTTGGGTCATCTATAAATGCGTCAGCAGTTGATGGGTTGAGCATTACAAATAGAACTGTTTTTGTCCCTAAGAAACTGTCTTCAAAAGGTCGATTCAACCAATATCTATATTTTTTACAATTGCTAATTAATGCGCCACTCATTTTTGTCACTCCAAAAAAAAAAAGACCCGCGTTGCCACGGGCCAAACACACGGGGATTAAGCGAATGATGGTTTAACTGCTAAACCTTGAGCAATCAACATCTCATCAGTCCAGGCACCTTTAGCCATGTAAGCCTCATAGGTCACACCGTTAGCAGCAGCAGTCATGATCAATGCAGCAGGTGCTGCTGTAGGGGCTGGCGCGGGAGCAGGTGCAGGAGTCGGGGCCGGTGCTGCTGTAGTTGCTGGTATAGGGACTGGTGCTGCGCCACCGGCTACACCAGCGAACATTTGTTCAACCGATGGTTTGTTATCTAGACGACCCATAGGGGGTTCTTCATCTGTTAACAAGATACCGTTAAGCCAGCCACCAATACCTCCTGTACCAGCTGTATACCCACTGATACCTGCACTGACATAGGCAACCTTACCACCGTAAAGAGCAGCAGGATCTGCAATAGGCATACGACTCATGTCAACCACGGCTGGCCTGTCATCAGCTTTAGCAGAACAAGTGAACAGATACCAACCGACAAACCGGGGGTCATGGTACTCTTTCGCTGCTGGAATTTTATTCTCATAAAGGTCAAAACAGCAATTGGTGCCCGTGTAACCTGATGGGAATGTATTTAGTTTAGCCTGTTGAACTTCAGCCAGTAATCCGGGTACTTGTGGATCATTCGCTGGCATAAGAACACCAACACCGAATTTTGGATCACCACCTGCTTTGGGTACTTTGGCAGTAAACACATTTGGAAAATTTAAAATACCTCTAATTGTAGTCATTGGATATTACCTCAAAAATAATTGTTAATGTTTAAAAGAATGAAATGTCAGCAGGTGTTTCTAGTTTAGGCACATCAGCAAACATCATTTCAGCTGAGTCATCTGGCAGACTGTGTGCAACTTTTTTCAAAGTGTCTTTACCTGCTTTAGTTGTGACAAAATCAGCTTCAATCTTTGTCTTCTGTGCATCGTTCAATTTGTCACACTTCATCAGTGCAGCAACAGTGATCAAGTTCTTTGGATAGATGTCTTCAAGTTTCAATCGACGAGCTTTTAATTTCTTGACAATGACATCTTCGGGTTCATTCCACACTCGACTAGATTTACCAGGCTGCATCGCATAACCACTGACATGTTCACCCGCTTCAATACGAGTTTGGATCTCAGTTGCACACTTATCGAATGCAGTCATGAATGGTTCTTTTGCACTTAACAAGGCTGATAGTTGATCAGATGTCAGTGACTTTGGATCAGAAACAACTTGACTAATATGCTCAAACATCGGCATATTTTCAGTTGTAGACAGTTGGTTGTTACTCATAGCCTTCACCACTTGTAATGATTTTTCTGTAGCAGTCACACAGTGACCACCTCGTTTAGGATTAGCCTTGCACCATTGACAATGTTTTCCACTGAAGCAGGGTGCATTAGGATCATCAGTTGCAGCTGCTGCACGACTCAGTTCAATGACTTCATCAAGTACATGAACAGGATGAAAATTGTCATCAGGTCGTGTGCTGCATTGATAACGAATGACCGGGTTAGTCTTCGGTTGTACAATGGTCATACGGCAATTTTTCACTCGCTCAATGCGAAAGGGCCTAACTAAATCAATACCACTTGCAATGAACGGACGCATTTTACCGACCAGGTAAGCCAACAACTGAGTGTTACCAGGTACATGCACCCAACCACGACCATCTTTGTAATCAATCACCTCGATGAATACTACTTCACCGGTGTGGTCATTACGACAAATAATGGTGACATCACAGGTACCGTTCCAGTCATCACGACCAAACATGCCTCCTGGATCAGAGTGTGACTCAGCTTCAACTGTCACAGAGCATTGTGGATGTAATTCTTTCAATTCATTGACACGTCGTGTGATGTAATCCAGACACATCTGCACCCGTTGACATCGTTCGATACCGACTAGCCAGCCACTAGAATGCTCGGGGTGATTTGCACCGATGATTTGTTGATCGTATTGAATTGCATGTACGTTGTTATTCATGCACATCTCAAGAAGCAGATGACTACCGGTACCATCAATCGCTGCTTCACCAGGGATATCAGTATAGTTTGCCTCTTCACGCACTGACCCAGGGCAATGAGGCCAGCGGTGGTTTGAGGGACCTAAGCGTGCGTGCTTCATGCTGGTATACTCTGGACCTTGGTGAGCAGTGGCTGGTACTGATCAACTGTTAATGAAGTAACTCCTGCGACGCCGAACTCAGCCAGAGCTGTATCAATTGCGTCACGTTTACCCAGACGCTTGAACTCAATCACGAGCTTGGCATTCAGTTCTTCAGGAGTCATTGCAGGTGCAGGAGCAGGTGCCTCAGTAGTTGTAGGAGCAGGTGCAGGAGCGGCAGTAGGAGCAGGTGCAGGTGCAGCAACCGGGTCACCCGTTGTTTCTGGTACCTGGGTCACAATATCAGCACTAGTAACAGCCGGTGTATCAAATGTACCTGGCTGTGTGTTTACTGCTATTTTTTCAAGTGCATCAGCGATGCGTTTAAGATTAGATTCGATACTCATCGGTATAAGTCTCCAAGGTGAGCCTTCTGTTCTTTCGTTGGATCAATATGTAAACGTCCATCATTGAAGGCAGCTATTATTTCACGTAGTAACAATTGGTAAGGTTTACCGGTTACACGTTGCGATTTTTTCTTAAAAATTTTTAATTCCATCTCGGACATACGCATTCGCAGGTCACCATCAAGAATCTCAGTTTTTTCCTTTGGCATGGCAAAAGTCCTCATTGGTTAAATTTGTCACTGTGGGCAAGTATAGTGGAACAAAATGTAGCATGTCAACCTTTTTGTTTGACTTTGTGAAACTTTTCCTATAGATTGATTTCTCAAGCAAAAAATGTTTAAATAACTAAGCGGCTTATCTTTGATTGATCGTCATGGAAACAGCCTACTCTGACCAGGTTGCCGCTAAACTCAAACAGTCAGATACAATAATAAGGTTGGAATGGATGTCAGAGCAACTACCCTTAAATATTACAAACAAAGAATTTATTGAAGCAGTATTTAGTGACGACTCTTTATGGTGCCATGTCACAGACTTCCCTTACGACCCTGTTAACATACCGAAAGAACAACATTTGATTGCATGGAAAGGTGACTACTTCTCACGGTATCAATTAAACCCAAACACCAATCAATACTTCACCATCAGCACATTCTATTGTGACGACCAGCAACAGGCACGACGCCGCAAGGCACTCTTCAAACAGACACCCTGTATCGTTCTTGATGATGTCAAAGAAAAGTTATCAATGACTGAGGTTAACAAGTTACCCAGACCCGCGTGGATACTTGAAACATCCATAGGTTCTGAGCAATGGGGCTACATTCTTGATACACCTTGTACTGAGCGTGGTCGTGTTGAAAATTTGCTGGATGGCCTGGTGGCGAATGGCCTTGCACCTGAAGGCAAAGACCCAGGAATGAAGGGGGTCACCCGATATGTCAGGCTCCCTGAAGGCATTAACAATAAATCAGATAAACTAGTCAATGGTCAACCGTTTAAATGTCGAATGCTATTGTGGGAACCGTTCAACAGGACCACATTAGAATCACTTGCTAACCCATTTAATGTTGATCTAGATCAAGTAAGACGTGAATCAAGGATCGACGGTGCTGCTAATGTATCCGATCACCCGTTGATTAATATTCCAGAAGTTATTCATATTAAAGAGGTACGAAGCGATGGACGTTTTGACATTACTTGCCCTTGGGTTAATGATCATACTGGTGCTGATGATAGTGGTAGTGCTGTGTTCACGAATGGCGATAACACCATTGGTTTTAAATGTCATCACGGGGCTTGCCAGCATCGCACTGGCAACGATTTACTTCGTTACATTGAAACACGTTCTACTGGCTTTTCAGCTACATTAAAAAACTGGCAACTGATGCGTGAATTTGACACCGTGTCGCCGGTGTCGTTCATGGATTTTGTTGCCACACCACAAATCAGTTTCATGGATCAGGTACCAGTGCAAAGTGCAATACAAGAAGTCAACCCTGATGCACTGCAACATTTATGTGACAACCTGCGTCGTGAGCCACCAGGTACCAATGAGCAGCGTGACTTTGCAGCGAAGGTGCTGAAGTACACCGACGACCTGCCAAAAATTGACCGTAAACATTGGCATGACATTGTGCTTGATATCATGCGATGGACTAAATCTGATTTTAAAGAAATCTTAATTGATTTACGCAAGACCTGGTACGGTGAGAAGATCAGCAGTTCTACTTTCTATGACAATGTTGTTTTTGTAAAGGAGCTTAACCAGTTCTATGATTGGGAGTCACGTATCTTCTTCAGCACCGAGGCCTTTCAAAACAGTTTCAGTCATGAAGATGCTGAAGCTCGTAAGATTGCATTAGAAGATGGTCGTGTGCAAAAGGTTGACAGGCTGGACTACGCACCGAGGCAACCCCGCGTGTTCATTGAGAACGGTTGCCGGTATGCAAATACCTGGAGTGATTCTACTCAGTCAGTGGGGATGCATGGTGATGCATCACGGTGGACAAAACACTTTGAAGCAATCGGTTGGGCAGAGCATCAAGACCACATTGAGAAATGGATGGCGTACACCCTCAGATTCCCTGAAAAGAAAATCAATCACATGCTGTTATTAGGCAGTGGTGAAGGTGTTGGTAAAGACTTTTTATTGTACCCACTGACTAAAGCGATGGGTGAAAACCACAGTGTCATCAGTGGTGAAGAGTTGTTGCGTGATTTTGACGATCACTTGCTGTCAACCAAGTACCTGCATGTCAATGAGACTGAGTTAGGTGATCGGCGTGAAGCCATGGCTGTGAGTAACCGACTCAAGCCCCTGGCAGCTGCTCCACCGGACACGTTGCGTGTGAATCAGAAAGGTATTAAACCGATTAAAATACGCAACATTGTCAACGCATCCATGACCACAAACAGTGTCTTACCGATGCGCCTGAACGGTCCCAGTCGCAGGTTCTATGCCATATGGTCTGAGCTTAACCCAAGGGACAAAGATGACAACATGAAACCTGAGTGGCTTGAATACTGGGAAGACCGGTGGACCTGGATGAAGGGGGGTGGCTGGCAGTTTGTCGTATGGTATTTGATCAATGAGGTTGATTTAACTAACTTCAACCCCAGTGAAGCACCACCAATGACTGAATTCTTACGTGAGATCAAAGAGTCATCCAAGTCACCGATGCAACAGACCCTTGAAGCCTTTATCTATAAGCAACATGGTGCATTTAAATGTGATGTTCTGACGACGAATGACATGGGTGAAACACTACGCGCTGGGGTGCTGACTCCTGCTGATATGATGACTGATCCAAAATACTTTACTGATAAAAAAATTGGAATGATACTGAAAGAAATGGGGATCTACCGACAAGTCAGATCCACCAATGCCCGGTTGTGGATTGTTCGCAATGAAGAGAAGTATGCTCATATGACATCGACGGCTTTGTATCATGAGTATGAGCGTCAGATGAAAGAAGCAAAAGGTAACGCGAGTTTAACAGTGGTGAGGTGACGAAGATGGATATTAAAGAAGTAGGTATATTAAGTGATTTTGAGTTGAATATTCGAATTGCTGAATTAATCTCAATTAATACCAAACAAGAGGTTGAGTTTTATAACGAACAAGTTCTAATTCAAAAACTTGGGAATGTTGGCAAGAATTTAAAATCATTTTTACTGGTCGATTACTGCAACAACTGGAATGATTTAATGCCTTTGGTTGTGGAGCATGGAATCTGTTATGCAGATAGACAAAATGATGGTTATTTAGGTCAAGGTAGATTTTTGGTTCAGTATGCAGCAAAGCAACTTGAATCAGGGAGATATGAGTTTATTGAAAAGCGCGGAGATAATTTACAAAGAGCATTAGCAGAATGTCTACTATTGGTGTTGCAAAATGCTTAAACCAGGTTGCAATGCTTACCAGGAACAAGACGAATATGTCTGCAATCGTTGTGGGTATCGGTGGGATGTTAAAGATCCTGACCCACCACGGTGTAAAACTGATTTGAAATTATACGGCGGTAGGCAATGTGGTAAAACTCGATACACCCAGGAAACACAAGACCTTATTAACAAGCGTGGTATGAATGAGCTTAAAAAGGTGATGAGTCATGGGTAAAGTGTATCAGACACCTGGGTTTAAATTGAATGATTTTCCAAAAGCTCACTTGCGTCACGATGATAAAATCAGGTGTAGACATTGCGGAGTGACTGTTGATTATATTGAAGCTAACAATGAAGATGACTTGATTATTTATGATGATGTGGAGTTTAAAACTATCATTAGCAATATTCAAATATACGGTTATGTACCTTGTGTACATATGACTAAAATAGATAAATAAGTCTAGGCTAATGGGCCTTGTAACCAGGGTTCATTGTCGTAGCATGTCGCTACAACCCTGCAAATGGGTTCACTTTACTGGACACTTTTATGGTTTGATTTTAGTCTATCTAAAGCCCCTCGGTTAATAATCTTGATAAATTATTTTCACACCGAGGGGTGTCACACTTGCTATTTTAATTAAACAGTTTTATATTAACACCACGGCCTAATGGCCTTAACCATCGATGAAAAGAGGAAACATTATGCGAAATTTTAGAATTTGTACATTGATTGCAATTTGTATGACTCTCTGTATGTCGGTATCAGCATCAGTGTTGGATGAAAAGTCTTACACTGAACCAGCCTTTGCAGTATATGCCGGATACTCTGGCTTTATTCAAGCAGCAATTACTGCTTATACTGTATCTGATATGGTAGTATCCTTCACAGGACTCACCATTGAGAGCCTGGGCAAGCTGAAACCGGATAACCCGAGACTCATTTATCTTGTATTAAAGCCAACGAAACTGGCAGTCATGCAGAATCAGAACTTTGATCGAGTCTCAGTCAGTATGTGAATGTAGACTAGGAAAATTTAACAGATACTAAAAAGCCACTTTAACCGGTGGCTTTTTTATGCTTGACTTGTACAGGTCATAGTGTGAAAATTGGTGCTAAATTATATCAAGGTAATTAATATGTCATTACCAGGTGTGCAAATCAGAGGTGTATGGACCCGGCAAGATACTGATCCTATTTACTCTGGTGCTAACCCTACAACAAGTAGAGGACCACCTGATGAAGATTGGCCTGACGCTACTACTACAGGCGTCCCCGCTGGCACAACACTCACTCCGTCAGGGAGTATAAATACTAGCAGCAATGGACAAGTTATAGACTCCATGGAAGTAACCGGTGCTATAATAGTTAATCACGCAAACGTAACTATTAGTAAATGCAAAGTCAATGCTGCAAGCGTGTTTAGAGGTATACTGCATAACTCAGGCGATGGTCTGGCAGTAACAGATACTGAGGTATTTGATGCTGTTGCAGATGGGGTTAACTCTACGAGTGGTGCATCAGCTACATTTACACGACTACATATCCATGACTGTGATGACAATATAAAGAGGGGAGCGAATACAGACCTCTTTGATTCATATATACATGGCTATATAATTACCGGGGGTAGCCATAACGATGGACTACAAATCAGTGATGGGTCTAATATGATTACTGACGGTAATCGAATTGACGGCCCGTACCAAGGACAAACTTCTGCGATGATTGTAAAAGCTGATTTTGGGTTGATTGATAACGTAACTATTACAAACAACAGGTTATCGGGTGGCGCATATACTCTTTATGTGAGAAAAGGAACGAGCTTTGCTACACCTACCAATGTAACAATAACAGGCAATACCTTTGAAAAAGAAAGTTTTGTATTTGGTGCTTTCTCTTTTGATACACCTACAGCAACGTGGGTATGGAATACTAACGTATGGAATGATGGCGACCCTTATCCATCACCATTTTAAAGAATTAATAGGTTAGGAGTAAAATCATGGCGGTAAACGATGTTACATATAGCTCACAAACAGTATTAGCCAATCTAAGTAGATTAGCCTCTCTAGCAGATGGCGAGGCTAGAACCTTTGGTGAGATAGTTGGTGCAGGAGAATTATCTAACGGTATTCATTTAACTCTACCCATTAATGCTTCAGCTGTGGGTGGAACTTATCAACTTTATTTAGTTGAGTCACAAGATGGTGCTGTATGGACAGATAATATTGACCCAACAGGTGATACTGGTGATGTAGCAGCTAAGATAGAAGATGCTATACCATTAATGACTATAAGCACTATTTATAATGTTACTACTAGACCAGATGCTATAGTCCATCTTCTTGTTTCTATGTTAACCAGTGCTAAATATATTGGGCTTGTATTACTTAATGATTCAGGTTTTGCTATGCCCGCTAGTGGAGCAGATGGGGATTCAGTTACTTATAAAATAGCGAGTAGCTAAAATGGGCATGTTCGAATTACCCAATATATATCATCCAGGTCTCAAAGACCCAAGGCATAAACCTACGGTTAAGACTAAGCTTAACAGAGAGAGTAAGCTGTTAACGGCTAAAGTAGCTGTAGTATTATTTAATAACCCTGTATCACCACAGTTCTTGGGTACTAGTGAAAAAATGGCCATACTCTCTGGCACACCCCCTAGGGATGTTGGTAAAAGTGGTTTTCAATATAACTTTAACACTGTTAATAGTTTTGATATTACTGGTAGCTCCACAGACTTAAAGTCTGTATTTAGACCTACTAAGTTTACGTTCTTTGCAAAGGTTAAAAGAACTCTTGCTGGTACAGATTTTAGAGCAATATTTGCATCTCCTATGCAAAGTGCAAGCTCTGGTTGGCTGGTTACTGTTAATGTATCTAATAAGATTCAATTCTTTACTCACAATGGCTCAACCTTTGAAAATATAGAATCTGCTTCAGTACTGCCCTTAGATACAGAGGTGTGGGTTATTGTTACTTATGATGGAGCTAATAAATTTATATACTTTGATGAGGTGGAAGAGGCATCTGGTACAGGAGTATTGGACTATCTGACAACTAACACAAATGCTCAAGTTGGAGAATATAGTGGCGCAAAGTTCCCTGGCAGTATGTCATTGCTTGGTCTTGTTCATAAACCGTGGAGCGCAGATCAAGTTAAGTCTTTTGTTCGTGAACCTAATCAAATACTAGACCCTATACAGCCTGCATTATTTCCAGTACAAGGTGTAGCAGGGCCTACAATAGTTAGTGTCACCGGTGTCGGTGGTGCGGGAATTGTAAAAGATGGTGAGCAGGATATCGCTTTTGTAACTTCAGATTTTGCTGATACATCCAGTGAAGCCACTATCACATTTTTCTCAGGCACAGCAATAACTATTGCTACCGGGGTTGATTCAATTGGGGGTTCAGGT